CATCCTAGTTCTTAAGAACAATAAGGGCACAGAAGACAACCGAGTGAGGAAACTTGACTACTCAATCCAAATTTCAAAACTTTTCTACGAACGTTTCATTAAGAATGAGCAAATTAGCCTCTTCTCACCGAATGACGTACCAGGTCTCTATGATGCTTTTGGTACTGATGACTTTGACACTCTATATCGGATGCATGAACTCAATGATGCTGTTCCAAGAAAGACTATCGGGGCACAAGAATTATTTTTCGACCTTCTAAAAGAACGTGCCGAAACTGGTAGAATTTATATCATGAACATTGACCATTGTAATTCTCACTCATCCTTTATGGATAAGATTGAGATGAGCAATTTGTGTCAAGAAATTACTTTGCCCACCAAACCTTTACAACATATTGACGATGAAACTGGGGAAATTGCTCTGTGCATCCTTTCTGCTATTAATGTTGGTAAAATTAGGGATCTTGAAGATCTTGATGTTCTTTGTGATCTTGCTGTCAGGAGTCTTGATGAACTCATTGATTTTCAGGGATATCCCGTCAGAGCAGCAGAGATCGCAACAAGAGCACGTCGTTCGTTAGGTATTGGTTATATCGGACTCGCACATTACCTTGCCAAGAATGGGTATAGGTATGAAGATCCTGAGGCATGGAAGTCTGTCCATGATTTAACAGAGGCATTCCAATACTATCTCATTCAGGCAACTGTTAATCTTGCGAAGGAAAAAGGTGCATGTGAATACAGTAATCGCACTAAGTATGGTAATGGAATTCTTCCAATAGATACATATAAGAATGACGTGGATGAAATAGTTCCAAATGAGCTTCACTATGATTGGGAGAGTCTTAGAGTACAAGTTAATCAATACGGAGTTAGGAACTCAACATTGTCGGCACAGATGCCTTCAGAGAGCAGTTCCGTTGTGTCAAATGCAACAAATGGAATTGAACCACCTAGAGGATACTTGTCCATTAAGAAGTCCAAAAAAGGACCTCTTAAGCAGATTGTTCCACAATACGGAACTCTGAAAAACAATTATGATCTTCTTTGGGAAATGAGATCCAATAAAGGATATATTAATATTGTTGCCGTAATGCAAAAATTCTTTGACCAGGCAATTTCTGGTAACTGGAGTTACAATCCGGAACATTATCCCAATAATGAAATTCCAGTGTCTATCATGGCACAGGATCTATTAACTACATATAAGTACGGATGGAAGACATCCTACTATCAAAACACATATGACATCAAGACTGACGAAATGGATGATTCCAATGAGTCACTTGATAGTTTAATTTCTCAATTAGAAACCGTAGAGGAGGAAGACTGTGAGTCTTGTAAGATTTAAGACAAATAATGAGGAGAGACCAGTGGTCGATTCTATGACCGTGTTCAATGCAGAAGAGGTAGACACTAAAAAGCAACCAATGTTCTTTGGAAAACCATTAGGTATTCAGAGATACGATTCTTACAAGTATCCAATTTTTGATAAACTTACAACGCAACAACTGGGATATTTCTGGAGACCCGAAGAGGTATCCCTCCAGAAAGACCGTGCGGACTATCAGACACTACGCCCTGAGCAAAAGCACATTTTTACCAGCAATCTTAAGTACCAGATCATGCTGGATTCTGTACAAGGGCGTGGTCCTGGGATGGCTTTTATACCTTATTGCAGTCTACCCGAGTTAGAGGCATGTATGGAGGTCTGGGGGTTCATGGAGATGATCCACAGTCGTTCATATACTCATATTATTAAGAACGTTTATTCAGACCCCTCAGATGTGTTTGATCACATTCTGAATGATGAACGAATTGTTGAACGTGCGATGAGTGTGACCGAAGCATATAATGATTTTATTAATGCAGCACATCATTATGATAGTACTAGTGATTGGCAACACGCATTAGAAGGAGTTCCTTATGCACAAGTTTCAAGATATGAACTCAAACGCAAACTCTTCAAAGCAGTTGCGAATGTTAATATCCTTGAAGGTATCCGATTTTATGTATCATTTGCTTGCAGTTTTGCTTTTGGTGAACTCAAACTTATGGAAGGAAGTGCAAAGATCATCTCACTGATTGCCAGAGATGAGAATCAACATCTTGCCATTACTCAGAATATTCTGAAGAAGTGGAGAGAAGGTGATGATCCTGAGATGAAGAAAATCTTCCAAGAGGAAGAGCAATGGTTGATCAATACTTTTGAAAATTGTGTCAACCAAGAAAAACTTTGGGCAGAGTATCTGTTCAAGGATGGTTCGATGATTGGTCTCAATGATAAATTGCTTCAGCAATATGTGGAATGGATTGCCAATCGTAGAATGAAATCAATTGGACTGAAACCGATCTATGACATACCCGCAAAGAATAACCCACTCCCCTGGACGGAACATTGGATTTCGTCGAAGGGTCTCCAAGTTGCTCCTCAAGAAACAGAAGTTGAATCCTACATCGTCGGAGGAATCAAGCAAGATGTTACCGAAGATACGTTTGCAGGGTTCTCCTTGTAAAGGAAATTGTAAGTGCAACTGTGTAAAAACTGAAGATGCATTAGAGATGTATAGAGAAGCAGCAAAATCTGATGCTTTTCTATTTGGTGATTATGATGGGTATAAAGCATTTGAAAATTTAGATCAAGAGGACTCCTAAGGGAGTCCTTTTTTTTTATAAATATCCTTATAAAGGGTAATTTAGAATTAAAATGAAAGCTTTATCGCAGTCTGATTATGGACTAATTCGAAGTTTATATCAGGATGTTTATGCTCCTGATATTGCAGAAAGTATTTTAGATGAATTTACTGATGAAGATCTTGATGATCTTACGGATGAATATATTGAAGAGCAAGTAACAGAATTCTTTGAAGAGTGCTTGGAAGAAGGACTGGATATCGATATTGTAGAGCAAACGATTTGTGAGTCTGTTGATACTGAGTTAGAAGTTCTTACTGAGAAAGTTGATCCTAACGAAATACAACGTAGAAGAGATCAGTCAAAAGATAGACTTGCTACTGGAAAAGCAATGAAGTCTGCGGCATCTAAACCTAAAGAAAGTTCAGGTGGGGACAGAGATGCTGGTGCAATGGCCAGAGCAAAACTCAAAGTATCTAAGCAAAAAGTTGGAAGTGCTTCTCCCGAAAAGAAAGCATCGGCACTCTCAAGAATCAAAGGTGCAGTCAAGAAAGTAGGTAAGGCAGCACAAGGTGGTGTAGGACTTGCTGCAAGAGCAGTAGGAACCGCACAAAGAGCAGGTAGTGCAGTCAAGAGTGCTGCTAAGAGTGGGTATGAGAGAGGTAAACAAGGATCTGGTGGTGGATCTTCTTCTAGTTCTTCTAGCGATTCTGCACCTACATCATCTGCATCGGGACCATCTTCCAGTTCTTCTAGTGATGGTGGATCATCTTCCAGTTCTTCTAGTGGTGGTGGATCATCTTCTCCGGCACCTAGAAAGAGAAAAGATGGTCTTCTGAAGAGAGGACTTAAGAAGGTCGTCAGAGGCATTAGCAAGGGTGTTTCTGCTGCTGCTGGTGCAGTCAAGGCAGGTGCCGATTCTCTTACAGATAGAGCAAGGAAAGAAGACATGAATTACAACAAAGAGTTAGCAACAATCAAAGAACTTTATAGTCAAGTTTGTGATAATCAAAATGAAGAACTTGAGCAGATTGATGAAATGGGTAAGAGTGACGCTGGTGTCCGTAGTAGAATGAAAATTTCTGGATATGAGCCACCTACCAACTGGGATAAAGACGCAAACAGAGGTAAAGGTGCTACCGTAAGTCCTAAGCAAGCAGAGAAGCGTCGTCGTAAGTCGCTTCGTCAAGAAGAACTCGAAGCAACCGGTCTCTTTACTGTGAAAGAGATTGAAGCACTTGTAGAGTCAGAGAATGTTGATGAAGCAATGAGTTCTTATGATCGCAATCGTAAGAGAGCAGCACAAAGAGCAGCAGACAGAAATGCTGCGAGAGCTGCTGGTAAGACTGGTGTAGTTCCTGGTGTTGGTTATGTAACTCCTAATAAGGAGAGAGAAACTTATACTGACGAGAAAGGAACCGTCCGTCATAAGTCTGGTGCTAAAAACGAGTAAGTAATATAAAACTTACATAATACTTTAGAGAGGACTTGACAGGTCCTCTTTTTTTATGTAGACTAGGTTTGTCCCCGTTAAAGATAAATAATAGCTCATTGAGTTCTATACAATGAGTTATGAGAATTCTTGGATATACAATAATGAACCTTTTGAGTCTGATGCTATTGGGAACTACTTTGGTTTTGTTTACTGTATTACCAATAAGACCACCGGTAGAAAATACCTTGGAAGGAAATACTTTTGGTCATTCAGAACCCCACCAGGAAAAAAGAGAAAAGTAAAACAAGAATCTGATTGGAAGAAGTATTATGGTTCTTGTCCTGAGTTGAAGGAAGATATAAAAAAGTATAACAAAGAGATCTTCAGTAGAGTAATACTAAGTCTCCATGAGAGGAAAGGAGATTGTAACTTTGAGGAGACGAAGCAGTTGTTTCTAAATAATGTGCTATCAGAGGCACTTGACAACGGAGCACCGGCATACTATAATAGCAACATTCTCGGCCGTTACATGCGGAAAGATTATGGAAACTTTGGAAAAGACCCTGCAGGTGACTCATGACTGGGCAGTTGACAGACTGCACATTCTCTGCGATATGAAGACGGATGATGTGCTAAAATCTGTAGAAGATGCTCATGCGATCCAGTCAGAGTTTGCCGAATGGTTAGACCCTAATCTTGAGGATCATGAAATCTACTCACTCGAATATCTTGGAGACAATGATTAAATCACTTTTTGGAATTGGAGTTCTTGCAAGTGTATTTGCAATTCCTTCCCCACCAGAACCTGAACAAGCAAAAGTAAAATTA